TTGTCACATGCTGAATAGGCTACACTATCTAACTTCTATAAGTCACACGGTAGCTTTACCTGATAATCGTGTAATGGTAACACTACTACTTTATGGTCTAACTAAGTAACTGCGCCAATCTTTTCCATAGCTTCACCAATCCACTACGATATGTCAGTTATTCTAATATCTTTTTCTTCTAAATTCAAATCCGCAATTACTTTAGCAATTACAGATTTTGCTGTAGTCATCTTGTAAATCATCTCAATCTATTTCCTAGTAATCGTGGATTTTATTCTTAATCAACTACGCAAGGTGTCTCTTATTAGCCCTAGTCATTACTAACTAGTACTTACCTTTATTTGGTACAATTACATCATGCTTGCACCAGTGTACCCTGTATTTAAAGTAATCACTGTGTTCATTGGTTAAGAATATTAATTTATTTAATTCTTTTGTAGCCTAATAGTCAATTCGAAGACTCCTACCATCTAAATGCTTAGGCCTTTTTTTAACAATTTGTACACTACCAAGTCGATATGGCAATTTAACTTCTTTACTTTCTTCAAGTATCTAGTCTCGCAAGTATTGAAAATACTCTGTTACAATCTATCGATACATACTATATGGTACATCATAAACTGTATCCTCTTCAATACCTTGTATGTAGTGATTGAAGAATGAAGCTATCGTATATGACTTAGTCTTATCTGCTGCTTTATTTAGTTCAATCATTACTACTGCTCTTCTTACTACTCTTCTTACTACTTGTAATATACCCATGCTAAGTATCATCTTTACTATCATTTGTAGTATCTGTTGCTACTGAAAGCATTGTAGGTATATCTATTTTAAATATCATTTGTTTAATTGTTGGCCACATATAACCAGGCACTGGGTATTCATCTTTATCGGGGTCATAACAGAGTTTACTATCTGTAGGGTCTTCAGCCAATACTTCTACATCAATATACTCTAATTGATTACTATCACCCTCAACATATACACGCTTACCTTTGATATAAGCAATATAGTGTTTACATGTATACTTGCGATACCTTTGTAATTTCATCTTTGTTTCATTACCTAACTGAATCAGATTACCATAAGCGTCCTTAATAGTAATTACTGTACTAGTTAACTTAGTACCTAATAAAGTTGGTAATTCTTTATCGCCAATGTATTCCATATGGCCCGGGTCTTTTTCTGTTTTATCGACATGCATCCTAATAGTCTGGTAAAACATCTAGTCCAATATCTCCCCTTTATCAATCTTCTATTTGAGGAGCATTGCTCTATATGTTTTAATCCACAATTCTATCTACCGAGTACTTAGGTGTTCACTCTCTGTGATACCATTGTTCCTGGCTTCATTGAGGATGTCATATATCATTTCATTTAATGTCATATTAATACGTATTAATTAAATGCCTTTAAAACGCATTTTAAGCCCCTCTGTGGCACTTTCGTGTCCAACCCTAACACTAGTACCAATTTCATATAGCCCTTCCTTAAATTCAGTCTAAATAATTCCGAGCGAAGCGAAGGAACCTGAGCGCAGCGCCTGAGCGAAGCGAGGAATTATTTAATGAAACATTTAATGACTGCTAGACACGCCTAAAGGCAGACCTATACCCTGCGACGACGAAGCGAAGCTGAGTCACGAGCAGGGTTCCCTGCGATGTATACAATAAAAAAGGCTACCGTATTGGTAGCCTTTTGTTTGTATAAGAAGCGTTAGTCAATCTCAATCAGTCTAGTATTGTCAACACTTATTAAGTCATTTGTGTTATGAATCTAATACTCATATGACAATCTTTTCTTAAAGTCAAAGTGTAATAGCCTAGTAAACCAGTTTTTATACTTATGTCTATACACTTTCTTAGTAGTTATAAACAGCGTCTAGTCATTCCTAATATCTAGTTTGTGAGTGAGTAGACTATCAGTCTTATGTATCTCTATAGTAGTCTATTTATTAGGCCTTATAATAACATCAAAAGTATCAGTCTTAACAAGTAAGGTAGTATCATGCACAACTTTAGTCTCAACATAGGTAGCCTGATTAAGCTGTTTATCCTTAATCTTAAGTTCTTTCTAAACGCTTTTAATCTTCTATATAAGACTATCATTAGACTATTTAAAGTCCTATATAGTAAGCTGTAAAGTCTTATTATTCACTTCTGTGTCATCAGCTAGCGACTAATAGTATTCAACATTATTTAATGCTCTATCTAATTCAATAGTTCTCTTCTGTAGTAGCTAATGTGTATAAACAGTAATAGCAGCTAATGCTATCATAACACCAACTGCTATTCTCTGATAATTCTACTTAATTAGTACTAACAGCTTTTTTATTGTTTCTAGTATCATTGGTTTCTTTATCAACTATATCTGAAATATCAACATCTAAGTACTTCTCTGCCTTAGACTTTATAACCTTAGCTAGCACTTTTGACAGTATGGCATTTGGGTGCAAAGCCCTTAATGCTTCTAATAACGATAGTATTTCAGCAGTACACACAGCCCCTGCCGCAATTCTTACAGCAGTTAAGTCTTCATAGGTAAGGAATATAAATTTATCAAGGAATGATGCAAGACAAATTAATACAAAGGCTTCAGTTAGTTTGTTAATTGTTTTCCACAGCCTGTGAGACTCGAAATGTTTATTGCCAAATCGTCTTGATACTTTATACCCATAATATAAGTCAACCAATATGAAAGCAAAAGCAGTAAGTATTGCAGGTACAGCCGGTAAGAGTAATGCAGCAAATGAACTACCTAATACCGTAATTGAATGCCAACCGTTTGCAAATATTTTCTTAAACAGTGTCATCACATGTTCTCCTGTACAAGTTACCATTTGTTTGAAAAAGTGTTAGATGTGATATGCTTATATCAACGGCATATAAACATTAAGTAGCAGTTTGTAAAATACTATGACTTAAGTGTATAGCTTTTAAGCCACAGTCGCTGGGTAAGTAACATTTTTGCTATTAAATGCACCAGTTTCTGATATTGTTATAAATATTTCTTTAATATTTGTACTAGCTTGTATATTGTTTCGATAACTAAATGTGCAACCAGACACAACGTTACTTGATTTCATTATATATAAATCATTTACTACAATTCTTCGTACACCACTACTTGATGTGACTTTTACAAACACTGGTTTATTATATGTAATAGCATTTGTTAAATCTGTTAAAACTTGTTTTCTGTATGACGTTTGCCCGCTGTCTATTAACTTTTCTCCATCTATTACATACGGTATACTTTTTGATGCAGCATAGAAACTTGCAAGGTTGTATTGCGCCATTTCTGCTAAGTAGTATGTGTAATCAGAATCATCGCTAGTTACATAATACAATTTAATAGACTCTGTGTTAAAATCAAAATACATTATGAATATCTGTGGAGACGAACCAGGCTATAGATAAACTGCCGCAGGGTATGAGTTTTTCCATTCATCTCCAGTATCGGTATTATTATAATGTTCTGCGTAACAAAATATTTTGTTTTTACCAATATTATTTAATAATTTGTTATACAAAGCCTCTACTTCAGTTCCATGTTGCAGTACACTTCCATTTTCATCACGAGGTAAAGTAAAATATACAACATCACTTGATGTAGTAGTACTCGATCCGCCCAATTGCTGAGTTGTAATAGCAGCACTATAATTATTAGATATAGTAAATGTTGCAATCATGTTCGCTTCGGTATCTATGGTTCGAAGCTTTATGTTCGAGCCGTCAAAATAACTATCAACAGATATCAACGCTCTTGCTGTTGTGCTACCGTTTAGTATTACAACCGGTGTGCCGTTTTGCACAGCTTGTTTTAGTTCATTATATGTTGTGCTTGAAACTTTATCACCATTTGTTACTTTCGTATCTGTATCGAATATGTATACATCTGAGCTAGTGTCGCATATAGCAGAACTCGTTAGTGTTACTTTACGAGCGGTTGATATAATACACGTATATTTAGTTGTACACGTTTTATCTAACCACACTAAAGTTAACACACCGTTTGTATTATCGGTTGTAGTACACGTATATCCGTAGTTAGTGTTATCGTTGCTATTACGAATAATAACCGGTATACTGTTTGTTATCGCACTTATAATGTTGTTATACGTATCTGTGGTAATTGTTTCACCATTCGTAGGGTATGTTAAAACACAAGATCTGGCAGAGACCAATTCCTTGGTCTTCTGCCATAATGCTTGTAACCCTGTTAAATCAAGGTATTCCATATTAGCTTAATTTGTTTATAACATCTGCAGAGATTGCAGTCACATCATTCTCGTTTAAGGAGGTTATCGTTTTAGTCGAAATTGAGCTTTTAGTAAGGTCAATTGTGACAATGACAAGAACCTGATTATTGCCAACACCTGTCGTATAAGCGAATTCCACACTTGTATCACTAGCAGATGCATTTATTGCAAGAACTTGTGTAGCTGAACTATCTGTATCACCGATATCTGCCAATTTGATTATTTTTCCAGCCAAAATAGCATTCTTCAACTCTGCTATTTGACCTTGCGTGTAAACCGTGCTAGCTGCGTCAAGGATGTCGAACCCTTCGAGAGTATACACTTGTTCAGGCGTATCGAAAGTGGGGGTATAGGTAAACGTATTGCCATCACCCTTAGTTAAAGTAAGCTTATTGCCACTTTGACTTGCGGCTTTAAAATAATATGCAGAAGTTTTTGCTACAGCAGCATTAGCAGTTGTTTGAGCGGCAGCAGCAGCATTAGCAGCAGCAGTTATCTCACTTTCAAGATCGCCTGTGGCTTTAGTTATTTGGTTAGTAACTGATTCAGTTGTAGCATAACCATTTAAACTGGGTATATCAGACTTTTTAGCAATTGCAATACTTAAATTGGTTACAGCTAAGGTATCACCATTAATTACAATTTGATATTTAACTAAATTGATAGTGATAATATCAAATAAAAGCGTTTCTTTTGTAGCACCAGACGGAAGATAATGTTCTTGCATGGTGCAAGAATACGTATATCCATCAGTATGAATAAATATCTACTGGTCTAACTACATATGCTTAAGTAGCTCATCATACACATCTTGTGTAACTGTTGCACCAGCACCATAGTTGGCAACAGTCCACAGATATCCTGTCATACGTATATACGTGGTAGTACCAGCACTGTTTATAATGTGTAGTGCCCTACTGCTTGCTGCATAGTCAAGTTTAGCAATGTTTGATAAGTCATTAGACTTTATAGCATGGTTAATAAGTCCTTGGGTAGTATCAGAGAGACCGAAAGCGGTTCCGGTTAAAGTTAAACCGTTTGTAGCAGTATAAGTAGTGTTGGTATTCGACCAAGGCACGTTTACAAATTGAATACCATTCAGATCAGATTCAACCATGTAATATCTACCATCAGTAGTAGTAACATTATTTAAGGCTGCAGCTGTTGAAACTGCTTTTGGTGAAACTTTTTCACCACCCTGTGTTGCTGCAGCAGTGTGATAATTACCTGATACTACAGAGCCTTTTTGTGTATTTGTTGCAATACTTGTCGAAGGAACTGAAATAACACCATCAGATGTAACGTTTATGCCACTACCGATCTTAACACCACCAAGTGTAGTTGATGATGCTTTAGGTAATGAATATGAATAAGTACAACTAATTTTGTTGTCATCATCTATTGTGATATTAGTCCCCTAAGTATATGTAGTATCGGTAAACTTTGCGTTAGAAGGGACATCAGCTTCAACAGCATGACCATTGACGGTGCCTGCATGACTAGCGTACCCAACATTATTTATAGTTAAACTGCTGGTTGTACCACCCTTAGTAACTTTAATTACGTTTGCAGTATCGCCTGCTACTACAGCAGAAACAACCCCTGAAGCCAGTGTACTGTTGATTGTTTTTATTGCAGACGCGTTAGTATTTGCTGTAGTTGTTACAGCAGTAATGTTACTGGCATTTGTTGATGCCTTGCTTTCTACTGTGCTAACACGGTTTGTTAGAGCGGTTAAATCGTCAGCATTACCATATGACACTTTCTGCCAACCTGCAGCAACATTTCTATTTGCCCAACTAATTAACTGATATTCACATTTGGTTGCTTGCACATACCACTTCTGTCCTACTGCATCAGAACCATCACCTTCATTATCTTTTTGCAAGATACAATCAGCTATCTTGTACAAGTCAGCTAATGCAGCAACTTGTTTAAAACCTGATACCTCAACCGCATTTACAATACCAAATACTTTCGAATTGTTTGAAACATATTTGTTAGGCTATGTTATTACTCTTTCCATTTAATTTTAATTTTATAGTTTTATAGTTATGAAAATTGAAGTATCGCGTTTGTGTACGCTCCAGCATTTGCAGCTGTGTAAACATAATAATCTATCTCTAGTCCAGCGGCATTTGTATAAGTTACAGTACTCTATATGAACCCGCTTAATACGGCGTTTGCTTTATTGTATGTAATACCAGTTAATGCGCCAAGAGCTTTAGGGTACGCATATACAAAATATTCGCCGTCACCTGCGGTTACACCAGTAAGCGTTTTACTTTTTGACGATTCTAATGTTTTTGTTAACTTACCAAGTATTTCGTTTGTTATCGTTCTAGTTGTAGAACAACCGTATAATATACCATATTTGTAATTTAACGACCAGCTTGCAGATTTTGTGTCAGTTTTTTCAACCTCGTCTAAGACAACTCGACCATTTACTACTGCCGCGCCTTTTGGAAGTTTGCAAAACACTGATTGCGAACCGCTTGTTGCTGAAGACAACAGTGCCGTAGTGTATGAAGCAGATTTAACGCCTGATGTAGGGAGATTTGTTCCCCAGCTGCCAGATGTAGAAGTTGGGTCAGAATATGAATCATTGTGTGTCCACATCCATTTACCTGTGAACTTTGCTTTATAACCTTGCTCGATAGTGCAAGTATTACCGGATACAGTACCCGCCTGTGTTGTGCCATCATTCTTGTAAATGATCCAAGAACCGTCTACAATTTGATTCTGCACTATATTTTTTGCAGCCTTGAATGATGCTACGTCCGCTTTAGTTGGCAACACTTCAGTTTCAATTGTTGTTACTTTTTTATTTAACGCAGCACCCTGATCTCCAGGGTAAGCTGTGCTTCCTGTTGTCCCAAGTGTGATTGTCGGTGATATTTCGGTATATTGTGTTCCAGACCAACGATATGTCACATTTGTATCTTTTGCTATATATATTTTGCCAGCCTCACCTGTAGCCGGGAATGCCGTTTTGCCTTTGGGCGGGTTTTCTTTAACGTCATATTCTAACACGTCGTCTACATACGACGGTAACCACGTCGAATCAATCTTTTCGTTGCCGCTATTTGTCGAAGTAATTACACTCTTTGCTGTAGCTGCTGCGTTGGTTTTAATTCTTCCCCAGAGCGTTTGAAGCCCTGTTAAATCTAAATATTCCATAAATTATAATTTATTCTTTTAAATTAGATATCTATTCATCAGTGATAGGTTTAAACTTCTTTACAAAGAAGTCTAAAATCCTATTATCTATTGTATCATTAATGTTCTCCCAATTATTTTGGAGTTCTTTTACTTTGTCTTCTAATGCCTCTAAGTCAGCTGTTATAGTTGCTTCACTATTACTTATTGAAGTACTTATCAGCTCACTTACTTCTCTTTTATTGAAATAGTCTAACGGGTTAAAAGAGTTGGCAGCTGCTATATTAACCCACCTGATACCGTCGTAATACTTTATGATAGCACCATAAGGGTTCTCTTTTAAGTCTATCCAATAGTCTACTTCTTTTGGATTTGGGGCATTGTATGAAGACCTAAATGTTATCTTCGGTACTATCATATTTAAGCTGTTGTTTTACCTGCATTTTCTAATGCTGTTACACGTTTAATTAAATCTGCTATAGAAGTAGTATTAGTATCAATAAGGCCTTTAAGTTCAGTATCCTTAGACTATAAAGCTGTTATGTTTGTTTTAACCGTATTAACGTCTGATGTTATAGTTGTTATGTTGCCTTTAGCGGTACTTACATCAGTTTTCAATGTAGCGATATCGCTTTTAACTGTAGTAATATCAGTTTTAGCTGTATTTACATCAGTAGTGAGTGTTGCAATATTACCTTTAGCTGTTGTTACATCAGACTATAGTGTTTCTATTTTAGTGTTAATGGTTGTTATTGACTAGCGGTTGACCTAAGCTATCATTTGAACAAATTCTAACTAATCCGATGCTACAAGATCGCGCATGTTTGCTTGAAGTGTATAAACACGCGACCCATCAATCGTATCCCTCGTCCATTGTAAATAATAAACTCGATACGGCACACGGCCTTCCCAGGCCATAAGAGTTAATCCATATTCGCTAACGGTACCTTTAATAAAAGGTATATCATTGTATACAAGTATTATATACTTTTCGCACAATGCTTTGATTTTGTCAAACTGTTCCGCGGTGTACGTACCAACTATATTATTGTTTACGGGGAAGGTTATATTCTACGGTAAATCCTCTTCTGTAAAAACATAGGTGTTACCGCCACGCTATAATTCTTTTATATTTACTTCATTTGTTGAGATACGCGTAACAGCAGCAGTTATATCATCAGCATTCTTATTTATTTTCTTATCCTAAGCAGCATTTGTTTGATTCAAAGATTCTACTGTAGTGTTAAAGGTTGTATTTAATTTCTCAACACCAGCAGTATTAGCATCAACACTTTCTTTAACAGTATTAATCTGTTTAGTTAAGGTAGACCTCAGCTACTCTACTTTACCAGTCTCATCATTATTCTAAACCCATTTGGTACCATCAAATACCTTGACTACTTTACCATACGGGTCAGCTGACAAATCGACCCATTGTGAAGCTTCATTTGGGTTTGGGGCGATTGTACTCTATATTATTTTTGTTTTATTTGCTATCATATACGTATATAATTGTTATATGCCTCTATAACGCATTTTAAGGCGTTTTAAGGCACTTTCTGTTATTCTGTGTACAAGTTACCCTTTAAAAGTTGTAAGCTTGTTATTTGAGCCTAAAACAGGTAATACATCAATGTGTAGCCATGTTGGGGCTGTACTGATATCTTCAACGCGCACAGGGTATTCAAACTTATCCTTATTTGATTCAATTAACTTGTGCAATTCAGGTATAGTCATACTTGGTACATTGAAGTCTACAGCACGACCTAAACAGTGTGCTGATAAGTATACACTATTCTTAGACTTTACTAACTAACACATGTTACAACGTAACCCTCTTTGTGAGAATTGACCACTGTTGAACCATGTATTAATGATCATTGGCTTCTTTATTATGTCTACCCTTAAAGTGTATAATATACTTAATAATTCTTTAGATAAGAACTTCCATGAGTCCTCACCGAATTTCTTATAACAGTGAGGACACACAAGTTCTTGTACTTTAAAGTATTGTTTTACTTTATTTACCATATCCTGTAACATCGTTATATGCTTTTTGTATTACAGCCTTAAAGCCCTTCCTTATGTAGTTACCTACAATTTGAATTTCTTCATCAGTCAATTCTACTTCGCCTTCTTTGTATATACGTTGAGCTAAATCTAATTCACCAAGATCTGATGTTTCCATGTAGATATAATTACCAACTTCCTTACTCACATCTATACATACATCTTTACCAGTATCATTTAATAAAGGCAAACCGTTAACTGCTGTTATTTGTAGTTTCTTAAAATTTACTTTCATTATGCCTGATATATACTTACAATTAAACCATTTACAATATTCATGGCATACCCATTTCCGAGACTTGCGCCATTAAACGTCATGCCATATTGACCATTCGACCGTAATCTACCCTTGAAGTCTATGGCCGTGTCATATTGCCCCCCACTAGTTTCAATCTTCAGTGCCACTTGCCTTGGGAACGTAGCATTTGCATTAGAAGAGCCACCAGTTGTGCTTATCATCACTGCGCCAGAATTAAGAGGCAGGCTGCTGTAATTTACTTTAAAATATGCTGCAACCATATCGGAATACCCTGTTTCAGAGGCTATTATTTCACCAATCCCTGCAAATAAGTATTCGGAGGAAAACCTTATTCCTTGACCACCTAGTATAAGAGATACTTCACCAGAAGACGCCTTTAAGGATCCATTACTTACTGTAAAATTACCTATCTTTACAATGCCTTTTTCATCTATTGAAAACGAACTATCCCCAACATTGATTGCGCCTTTTATATCTGCATCTGTAGCAACCAGTTTACCTGTCTCACTATCCATAGATAGTTTACCATTAGCTGTACTAAATATGTTGTTGCTGAAATTAAACTGGCCTAATTTAGCATCCTTTGCTAATAGTGTGTTTACTGATACTAAGCCAAACTGAGTTGCTTCAGCCCAGTAATTACTTACTACACCAGATGTTTTTGGTATTTGTCCTTTAATAGATGCATTACCTACTTCAACCATGTATACACTGTTTTCAAAGTAAACATAATCACGGATGTAACAACGATCGCCATCAGTAGCATCTCCAAAGCCATCTTTATCACTATCAGGAATATTATCAAGTAGGTCATAGTAGTATGTTGTCTCGTTATCATATTCACCCCTACAACGCAACATTGTATATGATGATGACGCAGCTGAGCCATCTTTACCATCTTGGCCTTCACGTAATATCGTGAACGATACTGATGCTAATGGGTTAGTTGCAGTCAATTCAGTTGGTGCAGTAACTAATACTTGGTAATACTTCTATGTATCAGTACTAAGTATATTAGGTGCTTTAAAAGTGTATTCTGATACATTAGTAGCGTTAGCATAATCAGTGTATGTAACACCGTCGGTAGATGCTTTAATAAACCAGTTTACTTTGTATTTAGCGCTAACAACAGTACCATCAGAGCTAGTCTACTGCTTATAACAGGTAAATAAGGAACTAGCCGGTGTTATTTGTAAGTCTTTGCTTGCAACAAATTGAACATTACTTGGGGATATAGAGTAAGTAATACTATTACCGGTATCACCCTTGTCACCTTTATCACCCTTAGTACCATCTAAGGCGGTTACCTGCAATGGGTTAGACCATGCGGTATATGTCTTATCTGTGTTTACTGTACGTACACATTGATATAGTCTTTGTTTAAGTGCTTGGTCTGGCACTAATATGTCTTTAGACCAACCTTCAGGTGGGTATTCTGTACCAGTTGGTTTAGTTGGGGTTTCATCAGTAGTATATAGTTTGTATATATATTGTTGATATGGGGCATCTTCACCCTTAACTGATTCACCTTTGATACGTACTGGTTCAGACCATTCACCTTCAGTAATAACACGTGATGACTTATTCGACATCCATACCACAGTAGACGTAAAATCCCTGTGCCAGCCATCCGTAGAACCGTCACCGGTAGGTTTAGTTGGGGTTGAATCACTGTCATTGTATGTAACCCATATAGCATCCGGTAATAACTCCCAGTCAAGTATGAAGTCTTTAGTTATTATACCTTCACCTTCACAGTTTACCTTCACCTTTACAGACATATTTTGTACATCAGTAATTGATGTAATAGTAATGGCATTATCAGTTTGAGTATATTTAACTCCGGTAGCTTCAACAGTCATGTTAAATGTACCTGATTTAACTACTTCACTGTAAGTTAAAGCCGTATCACCACGTAGTACTGATACTGATGTGCTAATAGTCTTGTTAGCATCAAGTATAGGACTCATGTCGTTGTTTACCTTGACTGTGTAGTTGGTAGACGATAATGATACAGTGTATGCATCTTTACCTTTAAACTATTCTAATTGTTCTTTAGTAAACTATATTACAGCGCCGGTCAAATAGACGTTATCAAGGTAAGCACCATCACCGGTAAGGTCGCCATTGTTAGGCGCACCTTCAACATGTAAACCATCAAGCTTACCAAACTATGATGCTATGTTATTATTACTTATAACCCATGTATTAACCCCTTTCAAATAGCGTGTATACGTCCTTGTACTGTATGCGCTAGATTGCCTTGTTTCATCACTGAAGTTGCCATATACGACAAATTTCATATGCAATTGAGGGTCATATTGTGAACCAGTCCTAAGACTGTATTTGAATTGTTTACCGTATGCATCTAATACTTCAGTAACACTAAAATATACTGTAGTAAAGCCAGCATAAGATTCAAAGCCACAGTCGTCAACTGAGGAATCACTGTTATTGTTGTCTGTGAAATGGTATACACCACGACATATGTCATTTATTTGTATACCACTGTATTCACCTTCATTTAGCTTTAAAGTAATAATACAGTTAGTAGTATCTATTGCTTCAATCTCACCACAGCACACAGTCTACCATGTTTCACCATTGGTTACAGTAATACGATTAAAGTCTAATACTGGTACAGTTAATGATTCACGTAATACCAAACTCTTTAATTCAGCATCAGCATCTGATGATATCATACCACCAGTAAGGCCTTGAGCATACTAACCTATAGTGATATCATTAGTTTTTAACTAACCATTTACTGTTACCTTATCTTTAAACTATATTGCACCATTAGCGGTATCAGCTACAGTTTTTGATAGGAATAACAAACTACCTACCTATTGTATCAGTTTACGTGTAGTAGCTTCATCTATACCCTAACTAGTACCGTTACCTAACTAACCAGGTTGTACGTTATGCCATGTACCATCGCTATTATACTGTAGTATATCACCTTCAGTTAAGTAAGTGATAGTAGTATCTTTCATGGTTGATATATGGTTAATACGACCAACCATGGTATCTAAGGATGCTATAGAAGTGTTTAATGTTTCTATAGAATCCTAATTAGCTTTCACATAAGTGGTAAGCTTATTTAATTCTTCTTTAGTTGCGTATTCCATATTAATCAAGTATTAGGTAAAAGTGTTATTTCTGCGTTGTATGGGATGTCTTCCGTAGGATTTTCCGGTGCATTGCGTGGTGGAAAATGAAACGCAAGGCTTGTAAACCCGGCAGGTAATGTGGATATATCAAATGTAACATCTTTTACATATTCCTCATTCGGAGTGTCATTAGACATATCTATAACCGTGTAGCGTGATGGTTCGTAGTCGCCCTATATCGTATTGTTATAAGCAATAAGTACTAGACCGTGCATCTTAACACGTGGTGTATAACGTATATGTATTTTTATTTCTTGTAAACCTGCAAAATAATCAGCCCGTATTAAAAAGCGTGAACTATTCCAATTGCAAGCTGTTAACGTAACCACCCCGTTACTGTAGTGATTACCGGCAGTGGAGCAACTGATATATTCATCTAAATTAGGTAACTTGTTGATACAATTATCTTTAACATACTGTATTTCATCTTTGGTTAAAGACTTATCAAACAACATTATATCGCCTATACTACCGTAGAAATAATTTGTAAACGTGTTTATTTTCTAGGACTAGGTTTCACAGGCGAGTGTTAATTGAACTGGTTCAACTTGGGTAAAATTATCGCCTCTATCGGTTAAAGGAATATCACAATACAACCCACGTTTTTGGTATATTGTTGTATACTCCTCAGGTATATCTTTATAAGATGAAAATTTAGTTTCAGAGCCGGTATTTACTGTGGAATTGCTATACGGCTGTTCTATAGAAAATAAGAACCCGCGCTGTTCTGCGGTAGTACTATTATACATACACATTAACGATGTTGCCGAACGGTATCCTACATCATACGCTCTTTGTGCTACAACAGTATAATCTGTTAATAACGGTGTATTCTTACACACACCATATTGCGACCCGTTAAAATACAATCTATCTGTATTTTCTGGCAATATTTCTACGGTCACCTCAGCAGGCACTCTTGTAGACACTGGCGCATCACAGTACGCTAATATACACAACCTTGCGTCAGATGTATCTGTATCAAAATCATTAAAATCTGGCATAGTTACAATATTTGTAGCGTATGTACTTTTATTAACAGAGCCAATAAGGGTAAACCAATCCTTTTGTAAACCACCGTATTGACTGCTATCTTCACGATAAAAGTAGAACACAACACGTTTGATGTTGTAGTCTTTACAGTAAACTGTAGTTTTAAACCGCACTGTTGCACGATATGTGTTTCCTGTTAATTTATAAAAGTCATTTTTCGCAGAGCTTACAATAACCATTCCGTTTGCTATAAATGGTGAATAAACTTTATATTTGTCTGCGATAACACCAAATGAATCATCACCACTGTTTGATGAAAATGGCATCTCCACGGCAATTGGGTACTTCCCAACACCAGCTGATTCAAAGTCGAAGCCGTTGTTTTTCTGTTCAAATCCGTGTAACACAAAATCATTACCTTTACCAGATAAATCCTTTAGCACAGGATTTTCGGTATTATATAAATAATTATTTGTTAAATGCTGTTTTGAAGGAGACCACCAACCAACACAGTGTTTCATAATCTATTTACCTGGATCTACTACAGGAGCTTGAGTTGAATATTTCTCATCGATTATAACACCATTCTCTGCAACGCGATAATCAATATAGAAGTCTGTAGCTAATTTATGTTGTAAGTTGATTGTATTCATTTCATTAACATTTTAATTAGGTTATTAATCTTCTATATCTCTTCGTAAGTAAGTAAAGACTTATCTACTGTAGATACGAAATCATAAGCGTACTTAGCACAGACTAAGTTAGTAAGCTACTACCTATCCCACGCTATGTTATACTTAATCTCTGTAGCTAAGTGTTTACCAACCGTATATAAATTAAATGTATCAGTATTTAACATAAGCTACAAATCCCATTAGTACAAGTACAGCATTGTTTACAGAAACCTGATTTAGTATGTGCACCACTTGTATAATTAAACTTTATATTCAATAAACGACAAAGTTTTTCATAAAAATCGCCTGCTTCATCGTATTTCTTTTCACTTATAGCTGTGTTATATAACTGTTCATAGAAGCAGCAGAGTGTTATTTTTTCTAACTGATGCTTGTCTAAACATGTATCACAGTATGACGTAAGTAATTGTGTTTTAGCGTGTAATAATTTAATCTGATCAACCACTAACTTACTGTCGTTATATGAAGCATTTATAATCGTATTGATATTATCGACAACCTTATTGTCTGCATATATTACCAGCATCGCTGGTTGAAGTAATTCAACCTGTTCATCTGTTAATTTGTATATACCATAGTCATGTCCTGCTGCCTCTGGGTCATTTGAAAACGAATTAACATATTTTTCTGGGTCTAACACAAACGCTTTATATTCGGCAAGATTATCGTACGTAAGTTTACTTACTTCATCAGCGGTTATATCATGCTAACAGAATATAAGAATTGGTGTTGGCTGACCCATGTAATCTGACCCAAGATCAGTGTCCCAATGTATCATTACTTGGTTATATACATCGTTATAATTGAACTATATATCTAATATTTTCATATGTTTATAAAAGTAAAAAGGCGGGGCCGAGGATACACCTCAACCTCGCCTGGGTTTTAAATAAAGAAACCTAAATTAGGGTTTTTCTTCAGCCGGAACTGTAATCTTAGCCTTTTCGCTCAGTTGTTCAACTGCACCGAAAGTACCAAGAGCTTTAATCAGCGTAGACAGTTCATCTGTGCCAGCATCGCTATCCAGAGCAATGCTATCAAACAATTGAATACGCAACGGCGTAGTCTTGATATACTGATTGTCAGGAGACAAATACAAGTTATCAAATTCAACCATCAGATAGTTATACTGGCCATCAATTTCAACCTTACGGTCTTGTTCTACGGTCGGGTAAGCACCGGTGAATACATGTCCTTTGTAACCCATAGCACGCAATTCGAGGTCACGTACTTGCTTCCAATAACCAACGCCAGGGTTACCTTCAACGGTGTCAATAGTTACACCAGGAACCTTTTCAGGCTGGTTAGCCAACAGAGCACCAGGGATAGTGAAGTACAGAGTTACTGCCATAGATACAATGCTGTATTCATTCAATGAGTGAACGCCTTCATTGTCATCCTTAGCCATAGCTGTCAAGATAAGCTTCTTACCATTAGCAGAAGCATTTACACGACGATTGGCGTGCTTGTTGATCTTCGCAACGAATGCGTTAATCAGATCTTCAGCACTGTCAGTAGTAGCAACTACTTCATAAGTGTGAGTAAACTGTCCCGGAGCTTCGTACAAGTCCTTATAAACAATACGAAGAACGTAACGATGACCGATTACCAACAATGAAGAACCTTCGGCGTCAACAGCGTTCGTGAAATCAATAGTAGTCGTAGATTGAATGGGTTCAGCGTGTACACCCGTTACGAAACGAGGTTTAGCGGCTTTCTGTATGATATTAGATCTTTCGATTATGTTGTCTTTAGCATCTTTCAATATGATCATTGCAGCAACGGTATCACCAGTAACTGCTTTACCGGTTGCAACATCAATTAAGCTAGCTTTACGAGAAGTACCATTTGCAATGAGTACGTCATCAACTTTTGTAAACATATTATAAATTTTAAATTGTTAGACTTTGCGCTTAGTCTTGTTTGTCCTTCTACTTTCATTATTTCAGATTTCCAGGTCAGACAAACGCTTTAATTTATTATTCCATTGTTTGAACCTCCCCAGCGTATGCGGAATAATGTTGTACTGGTTTGGTGGCCATATATAGTTCAACCGCAATTTTGACTATCTCCATGTGGGCATGCGCAGGGAATGAACTGTATTCTTCAGTACTCATTAAATCTGCATTAGTCAGCATTGCTGGTTTACTTAAATATTTTATAGTGTATTCAGATACCTCGTAATTACCATCTGTGTATAAATATATCTTATCACCTGCTATAAGCTTCAAAGGCCTTGCTGTGCAGTATTTTAGATGATATTCACTTAAAGGGTCTGCTTTTTGTCTATCTATTGTTTCTATAGTTGACTCTAACGTGTCTACTGGTTTAACTATGTAGTCACCTTTGGAATCCTTCGGCCAACACGGATTCTTTGTATTAGGAACAATACCAGCTGTATCACCAAGTAAAATAGTATAATCAGAAGGTAAAGTAACGTTGTATTCATTGCCATTTTTTTCAATCGGAGTTGAGGCATCTTTATCACTGAGTGGATATGTCTTTGATTTAACAAGATTCCTTAAATCATCCGTACGCTTCTGTGTTTGTTCAAAACCTGATTTCCATAGGTTTAAACCTGAATATCGAGTCTTATAGAATTTGTCTATAGCTTCATTTAAAAATGACAGTATCGTATCTGAAGTCATTTTACCTGCAGCTACTTCTGTTGTATCAAATGTTTGAACGCGTCTTTCAAACTCTATTTGCATTTGTCTTACTGTCATAATTATTCGTCTATAGCGTTAAGTTGTGATTTAGTTTGTGTGCGTTGGGACTGTATGTCCTCAAGGGCTAACAATACAGCTGCGTCAATTACTTCATGATATACATGATCTGGTAATTCTGTTAACGCTCCCTACGCAGGTAGTTCACTTACCTTTGCTGGGTATTTTATATAAGTAATATCAACAGTCTTATCACCGTCTGCCATACTTACCGGGTCATAATATATAAACAGTGTATTTTGTTCTAGCACAGCTACTGGTTCTTCAACCCAAGGCGTATTGTTGTAAGTCTATTTGTACCTTTCTACTGCGTTGTGGTCTATGATACGTATAATTGATTTACTTACTTTGTTATCGGTGCCAGGGCAATTAAGTCTGGCACTAACGAATAACATACGTATACTATTAGTAAGACCGTCGAGTTTTACGCAGTTATCACAATTAGTATCTTTCTCTGTAGGTTGTTTGGCATCAGTACGTATAAGACCTTCGAGATCATGCATACGTTTTATGGACTTTTCGAAAGCAACTCCTTTCTCACCCTTACCATTGTATTTAGTCATGATTACTTGGTATAATGCCAAGTCTAGCCAGTAGTCTATTTCCTCAGGTAAAAATGCAGGGGCGCCACCGAAGGCAACCCCATTAGCATTCTTATCTATGGCTACTTTAAAGTATGTATGAAACTCTTCTTTAGTCATTTTATTTCACCTTTATTTCTGAGAGTATTGCAAGCTTAATCTCTTGATTCTTTTTATCATTTAAGAATGCAATAACGTCTTCTATACCATTACCGATTACATCTGTGCCAAAGTAGTAAGTGGCTCTATTCTTACGTAAGATATTCTTACTAAGGGCTTCTTCGATAATGAAATTCATTTCTTTATTCGGATTCTCAACCCACACACGCATAAACTTTGCAGGGTCTTTTTCCACTAATTCGTTCAATTTAGCTTCAACAAGCTCATTAGACATAGAGTCGGCTTTAATGCCATATACACGTAAACACTTACGCATTTCTTCAAGTGACATTTTATCCATTGCACGGTAAGCCTCACGCTTAGTCTTATTTACTCTATTAGCTTGTTCAGCTTCAGCTTCTTTATTTATAAGTACATAGTCAGTAGAAGGTGTTACTTTGTCTAACCCTTGGGCTACACGTTTGTGTCCTTTGAGGAACAAATATTTTAGGTAGTCTTCAGTGTTATCTGTATTAATAAGCACATCCTTCTTACCTATTTTAATTGCGAAGGTATCCCAGTATGTACTATCTGGGTCAAGCATACCTTCTTTCATACGTAATTTCTGTTCAAATTCCCTAGCTTGTTCACGGGTTAAGCCAGTGTATCTACTACCAGTACGTGTCCAATATGAGCCTAGATAATCAAAGCAGGTAGGCCATTTCATCAACCCTGTCCAGGGGTTTGTTTTAGTCATTCTAACGATTACTTCCATAATTATTATATAATTAGAGTATTCAAGTTAAGGTGTATGTTAGGGGTGCTTTACACACCCCTTATACACTATGTTTTAATTAAAGACCTGCGTCACAGATCAATTCACCGCAACCACGAGCATCTCTCACCATCAAAGCAACTTCACCCAAGAAGTGTACTGAGTAACCATCTTTTGCATTACTACGAACTTCAGTGTTCGAGTGAGCATAACCTGCAGGAGTTACAGAACCGGCTGTACACCAGTTAACAAACTCACGGTCTTTACGAACGACCTTAACGATGTTGGCTTCACCATCACGACGGCCAAGATCCAGGAAGGTCATACGATAAGATTCCAACGGTTTCAATGATACCGGATGCAATTGACGGTTATAAACCGTATTGTCATACAACGGGAAGTATTTGAGCGTCAACTCAATACCGTTAGACATCTTATAGGTCTTAAACTGACCACCGAAAGTCAAGCTATCACCAGAACCTGTTACAAATACAGTATCGATCAAGTTCATGTTAGCCATCTTTTCTTTCAATACACGGTCGAATTCTCTCATCATTTGTATTTAGTTTAGTTCGTTACGCTAAACCGGGTTTACTGACCGTTTTGTAAACCCCTCGTAATTTCGTACGAGATTAGACTATATCTTTTACTCTTTTGAGTAATCTACCATTTCGAGTTCACTTGAACCCTACTCCATTTCGGATAGTCGTTGAACGTTACATTTACACTTTGAAGTAGTTATTTTATAACCCTTCATTGAACCACTTGGTATTACTATATCTTTGTCACCATATCTTTTGATCATTGTACTAAGTGTTGATTTAGTAATGCCGAATACTTTACTTGCATTTTCTAGTCCCAGTAAAGTAAAACTATCATTATCTTTTGAGAATGTAACTAATGTTTTAACTATTGCTGTTAAACCGTTCTTGTACGCTCTCTTTTTATTTTCCTCAATATCAACCCATTCTAAATTGTCTATACTATTATTCAGTTTATTACAATCTATATGGTCTATTGAATTATAATGATTTGGGTTTGCTATAAATTGATCTGCTAATACTTGATGTACAAGTCTCCTAGACCAGTTTACATTGTATCTAACATATCCATTCTTTATTGTGGTACTTATAAATCGCTTACTCTTTGTATTATATAATGAACCAAGTTTATTTATTAAGTAATCTTCATGACCTTTTACTGGCTCATATTTAGTAAGATCTAAATCTTTAAAAGTAATATCAAGTAATTTACCAATTCTATATTGATATGGTTTATCATTCATACCTTTCAAGGTAACTCTACCATCATATACCTTTAGATTATGTTTTGTATATTTATCATATATTGTACCATCTGAATATATTACATATCTAAATTCAAACCCTTTCAGTGGTTTATGTAATGTCTTCGCTGCTGATTTACTATTTGACATCTACGTGTCCATAATTTATATTGTTAATCTATGTTTATAAATTCATTAAGTGTTTCCAGCAATTAAATAGATTTGCATTAGTGTGTCACTACACTAAGGAGCTAGAATTAACCCATTTCACCAGTCAAAGCAACAAACTTACGTTCGTTGGTACCAAGTACATTGTAAGACAGGTCGAACAAGAAGTCTTCCAACAGTTCTGCGGTCAAACGAGTATAATAACGTCTGTTAGAAGGAGCAATCTGTTCCAACAAACCAGCGCCCTGATAAGCAGGTCTACCGTTTTTACCTTTTACGTTACAAGAACCATCTTTGTTAACATTGTTTACATTATAAACCAATGCACGTTCCATACGCTTATACCACTCACGCATTGCAACCCATTCCTGATAAGTAGACCACAAGTAAGAAGTCTTACCAGTCTTAGGATCCTTCAAGGCTACTGCCATTACAGTTGAGTAAGCAGAACCAGTGATGTCGTAAGACAGACGAACAGTCGTCAAATAGTTACGCATCTTGAAGTGAGTATTGTAGTTCAGGATATCAGCCTCTTCACTGTATTCTTCGTAAGAAGAAGCCAGACGAGATACCTGACAACCATTCTTCAATACTTTAGGGTTGATGTAGGCTGCAGGGTTACCGCTTGATACAAAGCAGGTATAAACATACAGGTTACCATCTTGATAGGGAGCATCTTGAATACGAGCTTGTGATTTGTCATCGAATTCAATTGTTGCACCAGGACCGAACCACGCGTCTTCCCAAATTGTCTTCAGTGTGGGGCGCTACTCCACACCCGCTTTTAGCTGCTTATGCTTTCACATAAGATGAGACTATATCTTCACCTATAAAGGTGTTTCGTATTTCAGCTCACTTGAGCTTACGAGCATGTCTGCTCTAGTCGTTGAACTTTCAAATCTATAGAATCTATTCGTAAATTTTTAAGTAAACCACTTTTAACATATTCGCCGGTATTAATGTGTTTTCGTAATGCTGTAATACTTGCATCTTTAAAACCAAAGTGTTTCGCAACATTTTTTATACCGATAATTACAAAAGATTTCCCATTAAAAATGTTTGTAAACATATAACCTTTCTGATACGGTTTTTCTGTTTTAAACCTATTATGTATTTTTGAATGTAGAATGTTATCTTCATGAGAAATCCATTCTAAATTTTCAACACTATTGTTTTTTCTGTTGAAATCTTTATGATTTACTTCTTTTAAATTATTCGAGTTATTTAAATATGTCATTGCAACTAATTTGTGTACTCTGTAATAGTATACTTTTCCGTTGCTGTGTAATGCCACTTTTAAATACCCATCTTTTGTTTTTGAAGGGTTTAAGAATTTATTTGTTTTGTGAGAATACACCTCTCCATCTTTACTCACAGAATACATTCCTTCAAAACCCGGAATATACACCAATTCTATATCTTGCTTAGCTGCTGATTGTCTATTGTCATTATTTTCCATAATTCTATAATTTTAATTTTTACACTACGGTATAAAATCCTTTAAGAGTTTCCAGCAATTAACGAAATGTTTCAATGTGTGTCTCCACACAAGGGGCCAGAAGTTTTAGAAACTTTTGTTTAGCCACAATGTAATAGGGGTATTACCAATACCTGGATGAGCTGCATCGAGTGCTTTGAAATCACGGATTGTCACCGCACGGTCTTCATCAATCATTACACCCCATTCGAACGAAGGCTGATCAATTGTCATTACGTTACCTAGACCACCGGTCAACATATCCAGTGAAGTTGAGTAGCCATTGTCTTTGGTACCAAACACGTAAGACAAGATAGTAGCTACTTCATACGGTTTCTACTGACTAGCCAAGCTGATCTTGTTGGTATCAATCAAGTCAGAGAACCATTTTCCCTTATAAAGCTAAAGGTTATTAAGAATATTATTATCCATAAAATTTTATAAAATAATTTTGTTAATGTTATGACATACGTAAGGATCTAGCTGCTGATAACCAGATTGGATCATCGTTAGAACTTGTTTGCTGTGCTTTTGATCTAGTTCCAACAGATGGTTTAAGACTTCTTTTGAAACGCTCTATTGCTGAGTTATTACCTTGCTATTTAGCTGCTGCTAACAACTTGTCTGCATTCATAGTAAAGTAAGCTGACTCTATTAGGTTCTTCACACCACCCTTGGCGTAATCTTTTTGATACTTAGTTCTACCGTCTGCGTCAGGTTTCAAAATGTAATCAATAAGTGTACGTTTGTCTTTGTCGGGTATCGCTATACCTCGTACGTCCTTTAAACTTTTTATTTCACTCACAACGGCATCACAGAATTGCTGTTGACGCTGCAGTGCAGCAGCATATTCCCTTTTCTAATCGGCCAATAGCTATTCTTTTTTCTGTTGTTTTATTTCTTTTAAATCTTCTATTGCGTCTTCTGCCTCATCTTCAAGTAGTCCGGCATCTTCATATTTCTGGATTTTCTTTTCAATTTGTTTATCGCTAAATCCTTTTTCTTTTAAAAGTTGTCTTACTACAGTTTTCTGTGAATGCTCGTCTTCAATATCAATATTATCCAGATCTAATTCATGATCTGTTTTAAAATAGTCCTGAAGCTTACCGCCATTTCTAACAAACTCATCTAATGCGGCTACCTCATCACTAGCGTAATCAGGCTTGCTGTTTTCTTCTACAACATCTTGCATGTACTCTATGAGTTCATCGAAGTTCTTAGGTTTGCTGTCTTTTTCATCTTCAGAGAAACTCCAGCCAAACTTATCAGCTAATACGTCGAAGAAGCTACCTACCTATTCAGCTTCATCAGCTTCAGCGTCTATAGTTTCTTGTGATTTGGGTCTACCTGGTTTGCGGGGTTCTGTAATAGGTTTTTCATCTATTTCTTCTTCCTCTTCAGGTTCTTCATCACCCGGCTCATCTTCTACCGAAGTTTCTTCTTTAGCTTTAGCCTTTGCTTTACTTGCAACAGGGTCTACTTGTTTTTCTTTTATTTGGTCCAATTCGTCATCATCAATTGGTTCATCTGTAGGTTCTTCAACCTTCATTGGATCACGAAGACCACCATCTTTACTCGGGATAAAACTATCAAGGATAGCTTCAAATCCACCGAGTGTACTTTCATTCTTTTCTTCCATAATTATTTCTAATTAGATTTACTTTATTTTAAACTATTGCTGTTATGATTGATTACCACATTTAATTAAATATGTATTTACCTGTAAATAAGGATTTTAAATAATTTTTATATGTTACTTTCAACAAATCTTCTTCCTGTACTCGCTTCCACTCAGTTCTAATTTCTTTAAGATCGTGGTGTTTTTTAGCCAAATCTTCATTTTTATTGCGAAGTTTTACTTGTTTTATGCCTTTCTTAACACGCGGTTTCAACGTTTCTGCAAATTGTTTAGCTGCTGCAAGATATTCTTTTTTTGCCTTTGCTAATTCTTTAATGGTTTCACTATTCGGCGTCTCATTAGCCTTTATAGCAGCATCAAGTCTATCGATAGCATGATTAAAATATTCAGGATAGCTAGTCCCGCCCATACCAAAAACACCCCACGTTCTATGAGACTTGATATCATTAAAAGATGCTGGAATATTAACTGATTTAGTAGTTTTTGGTTTTTGTGGTAAATTAGCGGTAAAGTTAT